AAGCCGGAGCCCATCATCCTCGTTGACCTGGAAGACGGTCTCAGCATCGACGGCGAGACGAAGGCAAGGACATGCAAGCTGCCAGAGGCCCTGCACCAGACAATCTTGACTGAAGCCGTAAAAGCGGCGAAAGCCGTATGGAATGCATAATGAATTTCTAAAAGCCAGATATCATGCAAAATTTCAACACCAATCAGACTCGCCACTTCTACGTTGCAAAGCAGATCAACGCGAACGTCGGTCTGGACCGCAATGCTGCTGACAGCGCCGCTGCCGATAACCTCGACATCGCGATGAAGCAGGCTGCGACTGGCGAACTGTTTTTCACCTACAAGAACGCCGATGGCTTCATCACGCGTTCCGACACCATCGATCCCAAGAAGATCACCAGCCTGAAGCTCACCGCGGCTGCCGACATGGACGTTCCGATCCTCGGTCTCAAGCTCGAGGCTGCGTCCGGCATCCTCGGCGACGGTCTCATTGGGAAGACCATCTCCTGCCTGGTCACCGTGCACCAGATGTTCGACTATGACGAGTCCAACTCCCTGACCTACGTGGCCAGCCTCGTCGGTAACAGCACCAACCTCGCCTCCGCCAACAGCTACACCGCCTTCTACAAGGCGATGGCCCTGGAGCTTGCGAAGGTCCTGCCCGCCGACCTCGTGAAGGTCTACTGCGGTGCCACCGAGGTCACCAAGAAGACCGCTGCCAGCGACATCGCCAACAACCCGACGGCTATCTATCTGATCCCGAAGGTTCAGAAGTACGTCCGTGGCAAGCTGTCCGCCGAGACCGGTACCCTGTCCGTGGCCTCCCGCATCCACGACGGAGAGGACACCGCATGGCTCGCCGACACCGTCAAGCCCCAGCCCGTCGCGGCTATCAACACCGCCGACACGCTGTCCCTGACTCCGACTGCCATCGCGTCCGTGTACAACCTCTCTGACCTGGAGTACTTCGCCCTGGGTGAGCGCGGTGATGTCTACCGGATGTTCAACTATCCGTGCAACTACGATCCGACCTATGCCATCGACCTGTCCAAGACCTACGACGTGCTCACCATCGAGTACTACTGGGCGGGCAACGTCGAGAACGTGCAGAAGTCTCCTCGCATGATCCAGATCGCCTGCGAGGTCGACAACTCCAGCAGCATCGGTCAGGATCTGTACGATGCCGTCGCGGCTGCCATGGCTGGTATCGCCTCTTCCTAAACGAGAGGGTTCGTTGTTTACATAATTTGGGACGGGGCGGGAGAGATCTCGCCCCTTCTTTCTATGGAGAAGAATGTCTGCATAGTTCATTTCAACACTCCTGAACTGACTCGTGCCACGATACGGAGCGTGTGGAAGCATACTCCCGACTGCAAGGTGACAGTGTTCGACAACTCGAATTCGCTTCCTTTCGGGCAGATGGACGGGGTTGCTGTCATCGATAATACGAAAGGACAGTTGCTGGATTTCAAGGAATTCCTTTCACATTATCCGCACCGGGAACCATCTCCGAACAGATGGGCTAGCGCCAAGCACTCGAAGACCATCGATTTCCTTTTCCGCTTTTTTCCGCACGGATTCGTCCTGCTGGACAGTGACATACTCGTCAAGAAGGACATATCCGATTTGTTTGACGATAGATGTCTGTTCGTCGGGAAGATAAGGGAAGGAGGAGGAGACAGGAACAACCGCAATCCAAGACTGCTTCCGTTTCTGTGCTGGATTAATTCCGGGATGTGTTTGGATAACGGAATTCGTTTCTTTGACGGCAGGCGGAGTTGGAAACTACATCGCGGAGGACCGGATACGTGGTATGACACCGGCGGCTCGTTCCTGCAGGACTGCCTCGCGTCAGGACTGCCTGTCAGGAATGTTGACATTGACGATTATATGGTTCATTTTTATGGAGGAAGTTACAAGAACAAAGACTGGAGGTCATGGCTCGCCCAGCACCGGGAACTATATGAATAAGGCTCTCGTGGTCATACCGTACCTGGCCAAGGCTGCTCAGGGGCGTGAGCTGGAGTTCTCCGTCGCCGGGTGGAGAAAGCATTTCAAGGAGGACTTCCTGATAGTCCTCGTGGGAGATTACCATCCAGTGGTCGAGACAGGCGACGACATCGTGTTCGTCGAGTGCCCTCGCGTTAAGTGGCCAGGACAGCATCAGTACTGGGCCCATCTTGACCACGTGAACAAGTTCCGCAAGGTCAGGGAGCACTTTCCCGACAGTGAAGGGTTCATCTATACCTGTGACGATATCTACGCAGTGAACGACTTCACTCTCGAGGATGTGCAGAGACCGAAGATACGGTGCCGGGAGATAACCGGCTCGTTTACCAGCTCGAATGCCTGGGTGCTTGACAACTACAAGACGAAGAAGAAACTCCAGTCCCGGGGACTTCCGACGAAGAACTGGGTGTGTCATCTTCCTGTCTATTACGAATGGGACAAGCTGCTCAAGATCTACGACAGTTATCACTGTGACAGAAAGAGCTATGTCGTTGAGCAGCTGTACTTTAACACGTACTTCGCTGATGCGGATCCGATCGTCATAGAGGAGGACGGGCCTACCAGATGGCAATACAAGATGTGGGACAAGAAGTACACGGAGGATGAGATCCGTGAGGCTATGAAGGACAAGGTCTGGCTCTGCAATTCCGTACGGGGATGGAAGCCGGAGATAGAGAAGGTTCTGTCCGAGTATTATGGAATCTAAATGACTTGTTTATCCTTTGTAAGTAAAGAGGTTTGGGTTGAGATCCGAATCTCTTTTCTTTCTACTTTTGGACAAAGAATAAAGTTATGGTCATTTTCAATGAACTCAGGATTGCCGAGGACGGCGGATGTCTGGTAGTGGACTGCGAGATCGAAGGCGTGGATGTCTTCAAGGACATGTACATCGAGAGCATCTACGTGGACTACTACAAGAACACTTCTGCTGTCAGCATGCCGTCGGAGAAGGCCTTCCTGCTTTACGAGAACAAGAACGTGGACACCTCCGTCAAGTCCAAGAGAGTGTCCATGCCCGCTTCCACTTTGAGCAGGACGAAGTTCGGAACGGGCACTTTCGACGACGGTCTGTTCTATGTCATCGTCAACTGCGGCGGAACTCCGGGCTCCGACATCATCAACTATCCTTGCGGGTCGGACAATCCCCAGCGTATAGGTGTCATCCTCGACTGGCGTTCGTTCTACGAGAGAGGGATGAACTACGTGGGTGCAATTCTCGGTACCTGCCGGAGAACCAACTGGTGCGATTCCCCCGACGGGTTCGAGGACTTCATCCTCCTGTGGAACGCGCTGAAGCTGGCGATCGACACCTGCGACTGGACTCTCGTGAAGGAGCTGTGGGAGAAGTTCATCAACGCTCCGTTCTCCATCGGCGCTTCGGTTCCGTCCACCGGAAGGTCCGGAGGATGCGGTTGCGGAAGATAAAAGGGATAGGCTATGCTTCAGGTATTTGACGAGAAGACCGCTCTCGACATAAGCAGGAGATACTTCAATCTTCTTTCCCAGACCGGGTACGTAAGACACGACAGCGTACTCCGGTTCCTCATGTACACCTTCCTCCTGGACTTCGTGGACTATACCCACATGTTCTTCTCGGAGGGGGATTATAACCAGGTGGACAAGGCGCTCCGGCTCCTGTTCGCCGGTGGCGGATGTCTGATGCCATATCCCGTGTTCTGCACCAACAGTGCCAAGCTGGGTCGTAACGAGTACATGGGAACCGCGAAGGTCCGCAAGACTGAAGACCTGACCGTCGACAAGGACGGTAATCCTGTCTTCTACAAGAGCAGATATACCCAGGACGAACATCATAGAACTGTGTAGCTAATGCAGAGGGCTCGTAAAATAGGAGGTATTAAGATTGTAGGAGTTGTGTATAAGTACACGAGTCCCTCTGGAAAATCATACATTGGCCAGACTGCTAATGAAGCCCATCGTCGTCGTACTTGGTTCTGTACTAAACGTCGTTACGCAGGTTCTGCTATAAATCGAGCCCGTGCCAAGTATGGCCCTGAAAACTTTGACTATGAGGTTCTATTTAAGAAGGTGTTTTATTCTTTTAAAGAAGCTCAAAAGGAACTTGATGCAATGGAAATCCATTACATAGAGTTATATGATACTTTTAAGAATGGGTACAATAATACTATAGGAGGTCTATATCCTGAATTCGGAGTTCAAACTCAGGTAAACGGTAGAGAGATTAAACGAAGAGATAAGACTGCAACTCCTTACCAAATAAGAAGATGTACTCCTAAACATACAAAAGAAGAAATCCAACGGCTTAGAAAAGAGACCAATAGAAGGAATGGTAGGTGGAAGAAAATTTATCAGTTTGATTTAGAAGGAAATTTTATACGCGAGTTTGCGAGTGCTGGGGAAGCCGCTGAGTTGGGTCTTGGAAATGGATGCAATATTAAGAGAGCTTGTAAAACACTTGGAAAATACAAAGGTTATAATTGGAGGTTTGCTGATGACGGAAAGGTTATGAAGATAAAATCTCCGAGAATATACAGCCAAGAACAGTATAGACATCAGTATAAACCAGTAATACAATACAGTAAGACAATGGAATATATTACTGAATATGAGAGTATTACAGCCGCCGCTAATGCAGTAGGTGTATCTTATACCTCTTGTATCAGTGCTTGCCTCGTGGGAAAATGTCCCACGGCACATGGGTTTAAATGGGAGTATAAAAAGGAGGCGTAGTTATGGCTACTTATGGGGAAATATGTTATGCTGTATTAGATTTGATGAAGGAAAGAGTCGACGACGCATACTACACCGAGGAGCACATCATCTTCCTGGCGCGTACGTTCCGCAACTTCCTCATCGAGCGGAAGTACAAGAACAGCAGGAACTCCACCTGGCAGGAGATGCCTGACGAGAACAAGCAGGAGATCTGTCTCGATCTCGAGGCGGATGACCTGACCCTCGGAGACTGCTCCGGTACTTGGCTGAAGTCCGTTCAGAAAGTTCCCGATACCCTTGGGAGTTCCGAGCCGAAGATTTACACCGTGAGCGACATGCTCCATTCGATGGTCACCTTTATCCCCGCGGAGCGGATGCCTTACGTGGGATACAACAAGTGGCTCAGGAACATCATCTACGCCTCGAAGGGAGCAGACGGTCATGTGTACCTTAACAGCCAGAATCCGAGGTTCATGTACCTGAAGAAGGCGAAGATGGAAGCCGTGTTCTCCGATCCCGAGGAAGC